ATCTCCTTGCAACGCTGTAGTATAAAAATACCAAGCTCATTGGTGATGCTCCCTTGTTTTACAGACAGAATAGCCTCTCGCTCAATCAGTGACTTGTCGTACCTCGGCATATTGGTCTTCTACTTTATTAAGTATAGTAATTATAATAGGCAGGTAATCAGACAACTCCTGTGTCTTTATGCCAAGCTCGTGTCCCAACCTAACCAATGTGACTGGCTCGTGGTTATATACCAATAGGTCAATGACTCTGTATATATCAAGAATGAGATTTGCTTCTCCATCCGTTAAATCTTCGTAGTATTCTTCAAACAACATATCAATAAGAAGAGCGCAGTCTATCACCCTTCTCGGGGTCAAGTTCTGCAATTAGTTCTATGTACTCTGCTTCACGCTTATAGGCTTCAGCAACCTCTTCTTGTGTAGAGTCAGTACCTAAGTTAGCGAACAGTATTGCCATCTCGTATAAGTAGAGGTCAACTCTGTTCTTAATTAATTTACACGTTTGATAATTTCTTTGGTTAATCATAACACTTAATTTTTACTTTGAAAGAATCTTTCGGTAGTTCCTTGTCAATACGGATGTCAAGTCTTTTGTAATACTTGTTACCATCGTCTTTAACGATACCCATAGCAACGAGAGTATCCGAGAGAAATTTTGAAACAAGAATAACATTGTCAACATCGTGACGAGAATGATAGCGAATATGAACCTCATAGGTTTCACAAGTAAACGCATCATACTTCTCAAGTTCTTCTTTACAGAATTTAGAGTATTCATCTTTTTGTTTTTTACGGATTGCCCAATGCTTACCAGCATAATACTGATTTAAGCTTGGTGGTTTAGGAAGTTCAAGGTCTATCTCAAGCATACTCGGTTAAGTTTATGGTTGCTTTATATCCATACCTTGCTACAAGAAGTTCGTGTAATGGAGGTATCCAACCTTGAGCGTTATCATCTCCAGTGGCACTATTGCCTACAATTTTGTAGTTAGACATTTGCAGGTGTTGCAACAATTGTACCCTATCAAAAACGAAAGCAATATCCTTATCACCTGTCTTCAGTATATAGAAGTAGAAGTCTGCCGTAGACTTTAGAATACCCGAATCGGCATTCCTTGTGGTGCTTCTGAACTCAATGTAAAGATTAGGCTGTTCGGGAGTACCTCTCCTTGCTGCCCACATATAAGCCTTAGAGTCATACTTAACTTCAATAGTTACAGTGCGATTACCCTTCTTGCCTTTGACATCCCAATCGTAAAACAATTTCTTTGGAGCCTCTTCAACCTCATAACCTTTTTCTTTAAGGTACTTCATTACGAGGTCTTGGCCATAGTCCCCAGAGATACTTGCTCTTACGAATGTGTTCTTACTCATTTCTTTTGTCTTAGAGCCACCTTCAATAATATCAAGTAACCAATTAAATCTTGGACTGTATCTTCAGTCTCATCTGTTATACCACGCATCTTGATTCGCATAAGCTTATCGTCAATGCGACAGCATAGGTTATGCACGGCATCACCACCTGCAAAGATACCAGCAGGTTTAAGTGCTGAATCCCCATAGGCTTTGTTCTTTAGAATCAGCAGTTTAGTAACCGCTTCGGACTCTTCAAGTATTAAATCTTTTGTATCCATAACACTAATATACCAACTAATCTAATAGGTCTACCTCAACCTTATATATTTTTCTAACATTGTCTTTCTCAATCACTAACCTACCACTTGATGGGTTAAAGAATATGTATCCAAATCCAACTTCAATTCCTGTGTAATCAGAGATGTCAACCTTGAATATGTTATCATTGATTGACAAGCTACCATTCGGCATAACCTCCACCTTCTTGGCGGAGGGTACATTAAACCGAAGGTATGCTCTAATCAATTCTGAGAATGCTTTCCTTCTATCAAGAATTAGGCTGTGTATCTTATCCATATTTTACATAATTATTAGAAAACCCATAATAGCCCATTAGGTGCAATGTTGTCTCTACTAAATGTGCTTCTATTGCAGTTGAGTAAACACCTATAATTTCATAACCATCCGTTATTTTTTTATTATGACTTCTATGAAGCATCATTCTATTATCTATGTTATTAGTCATACCAACATAATGATGCTCTGGCAAATAATAGACAGCATATCCACCAGTTTTTTCAACAGCCTCGCTATACTTTTCTTTTGATTTTACCAACATTTTTTTATAGGAATCAGATTCTTTATAATCTTTATTCCTACATACCTTACAGGCTGGCTTGTAACCATCTTTTCCTCGGGAGTGTTTGTGAAACTCTGAGTAATCTTTTGATTGTTTACACCTACTACATACTTTCATATCAATCATTTTTATTAGGATACGCAAATACCTTGTTGCCGTCCTTGTCCATTTCGTAGTATCTATTTTTCATTCTATCGTAATACAAAGTTACAGTTCCAAGACGGCCAACAATCTTTGGTTTAGCCTTGACAACTGTAATCTCCACTTGGTTAGGCTCGTAAGGTACACCATTACCATCCTCTAATCCGTAGGGGCAACGCCATACATTAACAACCATCATACCTTTACGGCTCCATTGCATACCACCTGCTATGTCATTCATCGTAGGCTTGTCAACATAGGGCACACCATTCTTGTACTTTGCTTGTTGGTGTTTAGTGTGTACTGTTACAATGGTATGGTAGTTCTTTTCTGCTGAGTGCTTACGCACTTTAGTGAGTACCTGCCCAATAGCAATATCATCACGCACACCTGCTGAAACATCTGTTCTAATCTCAGTGAATGGGTCAACCATACACCCATCAATAGTGATGAAGTTATCTTCTTCTATCTGCTCTACTGCTGTGTAGAATCCCTCAATGCTGAGGTCTTGTAGACCGCTATCAATTAAGTAGAAGTGTGAGTTTACAAACTCAATAGCCTTCTCTGTCTCCTCATCTGTAGCAGTTAGATGGTCATTGATTAGGAATGGCTTACGCAGATATACCCAAAGTAGTTCTGCGAATACTTCTGTAGGTGAGCCTGTCTCGGGAGTATATACTGCCCACTTCCAACCACTGAACTCTGATAGGTTCATCATTAGTTCAAAGCCAAACTGCGACTTACCTTGATGCGCCCCAGCATAGATGTATGTAGTGCTACCTTTCTTAACTGAATACTTGTCAAATAGGGAATCAAATCCTGTCCAAGCACCCTTCTTAACTCCTTCTTTGCGTAGTGCAGATAGTGAGTCTACTACGTCCTCTGCTTTGTAAATAATGTTTCTCATTGCTCTTGTTTTTTATTCTCCAAATTCCTTGCTGTACTCTTCCTCTTTGTGTGAAAAGCTATTGCTTATTTCCTTACGATAGAACTCTTCTATGATATGGAAATCGTAAACGCTTTTACCTGTTGCTCCTACAAACGACATTATCTTTGCTATCATCTCTGCATTGCGATTGATATGGTCAAGAGACTTTGCTCTTGTAACAAACTGAAAGGGTCTATCCTTTGTACCTTGGTACATATTTACGTATCCGTTACCACGCTTTTTCTTCCAAGCAAGGCGAACACCTACGTCATAAATCATCTGCCCCCCTTGGGGCTGCTGCTCTTGTTCCATTTATTTATCTGTTTGAGTTTCTTAGCTTTTCTCTTCTTGCGTTGAGACTTTAAATTTTCAAAGTACTCACGCTCCCAGTTCTCTTCGTGAGGTATAAACTTCATTACATCTTTATTAATCGTAACCTACGCTGATACTTACGGATAAGTAGTGCTGAGTTGGTTAGTTGGTTTTGTATATCTTCACTCCATCCAAATCTACTGGCGTGTAGTGTTATGTTTACTTGGTCTATCATTAACATCTCCAAGTACTTCTGTATTTCTCTAACGTGCTTTCTCTTTCGTGTCATCTCTCTTGGTGTTAAAGGTTCTATCATAGTATTCTTCTCCATTAAATCCATCAAGGCACTTGCCTAACTCCCAAGCATCTGCTATCTGCTCTTTCTCTTTCTCAAGCAGCGACTCTGCCAACGCAATTATCTTATCATTGTACATAAACGGCATTGCCTCATCATCTTCTTGACGCTTCTTGATTATCTCAATCAACTCTTGCATTGGTGTTTTCATCTCTCTTTGGTGTTAAAGGTTATGCCATATCCTTGTAGACTTGAGTCCCTTTGTAGCTCGTAGCCACCAAATCTACCTGCGTAGATTAAATAACCTATACACTTTTCTTTTTCAGAGTAATTCCTTATATCAAAAAAAGCAGGGGATACATTGATTTTTCCTTTGTGTCCACGAATATCTGCCTCTACTACGGCATCGTTTAATAGTTGAACTAATGTTTTCATTTCTCTTTTGTTTTTAA